AAAATGACCAGTAGAATCTATTGTTTGGATTTCCTCATAAGTACTAGCTACTCTGTCACTAAAGTCTTCGACCCAAGTTTCTAATAACTCTACCTTGTTAAGTAAATTCCATATAACATAACTTTCAGTAATAAAAATTACAACCATTAATCCTAATATAATTTCTAATATCATTATTCTTCCTCGACTACTTCGATTGACATTAACTCATCATTACCTGGTCGGTCATTTTCTAAATCCCAATCTAAATCCCAAACCCAATCAGGATAATCACCATCTTCGGCTTCTTGAAACTCTTTCAATTGTTCTTCGGTAATTTCTGCTCTGTACCAAATTTCGTTTTCTTGTACTTCATATTTTTCTAATATTGGCATTTAACTTTCCCCAAAAAGTTCGTCAAACAAATCTTGATGTTTGGACTTCTTTTCTTCTTTTTTAGTTTTAGGTTTATCAGTACCCACACTTATGTTCTTGATTTTATCTAAACGAGCTTCCATCTCTTCTTTCTCATCTTCGTCACCTCGTTTCCATTCGTCATACTCGGCTTGTGTTGCCATATGGTCAGCCCAATGTATGATGTATGGCATATGATTTTTTAAGGAACGACTTGCGTCAAACACTTTCATATAGTATGTGTTTGCTTCGTCATATAACCCATCAGATACCTTGATAGCAAGAGTTTCTTTCATATTAACCTTAACACCAAAGTGTTGTAATATAAACAACGCTCTGTCCGTTACCCTCATATTATCTATTTCTGTATTGTGTGTAAAAACCTCACCAAGAGTCTTTCTTCTCCAATCATTATCTTGAGGAATATAATACTCTGAGTTTAAATCTCCAACCTTACCCAAGTCATGGTGCATCGCAGAAAAGATTAATTCTTCATCTGTCCAATCTTTATAACCACCAACCTTTTCATAGGTCTTGGATACTTCTAATGCTGTTTCAACCACATGAAGAACATGATTAACATAACCACCAGCGTAACAATAATGGTATTCTTCTTTACCACTTGCTGGAGCTACAACCATTCTATCTTCAAAGTATTTATACATCTCCAAGAGTTTTTCCTTTCGGTCACCCTCAAATGTATCTTCTACGAGTTGTAACAGCTTTTCCCAATTACCAAGTAATTGTTCTTCTGTTAATTGTTTCATTTATAACCTTTTTAGTTTCTTCTTATCAACTGTCATTTTATGCTGATAACATCCTTCCGTTTGAACTACAGTAAATAATTTACCATCTTCTGTAATATCTGTACATTGATAGGCTGGTTCAAACTTACCTACTTGTACATTTGTAGGTAAAACCCAATCACCAACTTCAATTGGTTTGTCTGAGTATTTATATGCTTTCTTTCTTGGCATTTGTTATTTCTCCTTAAGATTGTTTATCGTTATTTATTAATGCTAAATTATCTGTCCATTTCATCTTGTAGATATGGACATTTTCATATTTGTATGGTTTTACATTTATTGATTCTAATATATCTACTACATTTACCCATTTAGGATTCATAGTATCTCTTACTTGATACACACCATCTTTTGTTTTTGTTCCTTTAATCAAAATAAAGTCACCATAGTCGAATGGGCCTCCCCATCGTTTTAAAAGATTCCTTGAAAGTGCTACAAACTTGTATTCACTTGCCTTACTGATACGAATCCTTGTACCATCCGCTGTTATATCAGGTGAATTATCTGTTTGTGGATAAACAGGTTGATACATTGTTACATTAACCTCAACACCATACTTGTAAAATTCTTCAAGTTCCGTGTGAAGTTTATCATTACTAACCAACAATTTATCTACTTCGTTTGAGTAGAATTCGGATTGATTCTTAAACATATTAATAGATATAAATCCATTAATCATTGTAGCGAATACAACCCCCGCGATGGCTGTTCTTGTCTTAATCATTATTATTTCCTTTCAGATTACTCTTGATCTTACGACATATTGCAATAAAAGTCAAGTCATTTTTTATAAAAAATGAATATAGGTTCATATTTTAAATAAGTTCCATTTACCTTTACCGAGTTTTTGACATTGGATTGGTCAACTCCAACCATTGAAGTCATCAACATTTTGAGTTTACCTTGATATTCACCACCGAGGTCTTCGATTACATCGATACTATCTTGTTCAAGAGGGTGGTATTTATCTTTACCGATTTTAATATCGGCTATGTTCCATAATAAATATCTATCTTTCCTTAAACTATTAAATGCATTGGTCAATGTAGGATTAAGAAAGTTGTCTCTCCAATCATCATATTTAGGATATGCCTTGAATGATTGTTCATCATCATCTGAATATTGTTCCCTATCAAAGTAAGGTGGTGATGTAAACACCATATCCAACTTACCTTTATATTGTTGAAAATCTTTGTGGTCTCCTATATGTTCGGAACCCATCTGAAAATAATGAAATGTATTTTTATCTTCTTCCCAAAATGGATTACTTTCTAATACCTCATTGTTAAAGAAATTAACTACATATTCATATCTTGATATTCCCAACTCATCAATAAAATTATCTGTATTTGGGTCTGTACCAATATAATGTATTCTTTTTAATGAAGACATAGCCCCAAGAATACGACCACCCCAACCACTTGATGGGTCATAGATATTTAATGGTTCATCTTGTTTAATATGATTTGTATAATGTTCATACAAGTATCTAGCAGTTAATGGTGGAAAGTTTACGGCTGGTTGTCCAAGTCCTAAACGAAATGCTTGAATACCTGCTGGAAATAACTTTTGTCCTAATTGAAAATCCCTAACTAAGAATTTATATGTATCACCATCTAATTCTTTTGGTAGATTAGTCTTATGTTTATCATCCAACTTCTCTACTTCTTCAACAGATAAAGTCTTGTAAATACTTTCTACAGCATTATGTTTGTGTTGAACAATAAAGAAGTTTTCAGGTATCTCTTCACCATCCAAGACACACTTTGACCAATTATACATTGAATCTCTTTTAAGAATTCTTAATATAACTTTCTGAAATTTATCTTTATATTCATCCGTGAACCAATCGTAGATACTACCATTCTGAACACGAGTCTTTAACATAGTAGGAAAGAATTGATTTATACTACTGGCATGTTTATTATAATTCTTGATTACATTTTTATTTCCATCATCATCACTAATCAAAAATTTATTATGAACATCATACTCTCGTAGTTTCATAAAGTTCTTTTTTATGTCTTTAGTATTGGAACCGATGGTTGGTGGAATACCCTTATCATCCCATTCAGATATAATAAAACTTCTAAGTTTTTCAATCCATTCAGAAGTTTCTTTTTCGTTCATATATAGTAATTCCTCAAAGTTGATGTTTACATCACTTTCAAGCAAATTACTTCTTTCATAATAGTATTTTTTCATATATAGAATTTACAACTTTTTATAACCATTTACAAGAACTTTCTTGCTGTTTTGTGGAGGTGTGGGGATTCGAACCCCAGTCCTGTTTATTATTAATATTAAGTCATTCACAGCTTAGTTAGGTTACTACCCTCTGAGAAGTTACCTACAAACCACCAACTATTTTCCGAGATAGTTCCGTACACATTTTATACTCGATGTGGCCGTGAGTTGGTGTCTAACTTTTTTTATGACCGAGTGTTAGACAACTCAGTACCTTATGCCGCGTAGGCGTAAGATGGTTGGTCATTAGAGACAGGAACCATAGGTGAGTAATCATACTCAGCTAGATGCCAATCAATGTCCAACCCGTCTAGCGAATTATCGCCAATTAGGTTTCGTTGAGTCTTATTTAAGAGTCTACTCAAACTCTGCTGCACTTATATATCAACCAATACCAGTCGATTTCCAAGTCACCCCCATATCTAATCGTCAAAGTCCTCAAGATACTCTTTAAAATCATCTTGATGAGACTCACCTTCGTAACTAAGGGTTTCAATTAATTCTTTGATAACATCCCAATCTTTTGTTTCAAGTGATGTTCTCAGTACTTCTAATATCTTTTCTATAGACATTTAATATATCTCCTAACACTTAAAGTATAAGTATTAAGCCATGTAGTTTTTCTTCACAGAATCAAGCACTTGATTCCACTCTATTGGCTCATTGTTATGTTGTTGTGATTTAATATTTTCCATCGTTTGCTTAAAGTCAAACTTTGTACTTCGGACTAACATCATTAATAACCATAAACCAAATGATTGTATCAATGTGATATTAGGCAATCCAAATATTGGTGGTACTAACCAATTCCACAATAACCAAAAAGGAATTGATGAAATTAATATAAGTCCAGCTAAAAATCCAAAGACAAAATTAAATGCTAAAAACCAAGCGGAAAATTGTATCCAAAATTTACTCATTTAATAATGTCTTCCCTTCACCGTATTCTTTTGAAAAATACTTTTGTAATGTTTCAAGTTTATCATCGTATTCAGCTATAATTGCTAATTCTTTCTCTATCGTGTCCATTATATCACCATGTTCAGCAACACCTACTGAATTGTTTAATAAATTTTCAACATTAATTCTATGTTTTTCAATATGTGCCTTGAAGTGTATTCTACTTGCCTTTAATAACTCTTCTCTCATATTGTAAGCCATTTTTACTCCTTGTTTAATCCATTAAAAATATTTCTTGTGAATCTATCAATGTGTTTTCTATACTCCAATATAGTTTCATAAATTTATCTTGCATCATCTTTGTAGGTGTTAGTGTATTATAAAAGTATCCTGAACTATCTACTTCAGAATATTTGTCTGTAGTCCACCTCAATGTATCTACATTTACATCTACGGTATCTCTGTTACCAAAGTTATCATACCATATAGCTTTATTTCTACGATTAGGTAATAATCTATAATGACCACTTGAGTCATTTTCATTCCAATACATATTACTCCACCAATGAACAACCAATCTTTCAACAGGTACACCATCTTCTGATTCTAAATGTCCCCATATTGGTGCTGGTGTAATCCATAAGTTATCGAGTATTTCAATTCTACTTACTCGTAACATCGTCACAATAATATTTGACTTGTCTGGATCTTCTATTCTATCATCACAACTACCTGTTAATAGAGTGAGTATTAAAATAACCCAAAATGTTTTTTTCAATTTATTCTCCAATCAAATGTGGTTTTGCCTCTATGGTTCCAGCTTGTGTAACCCTTACAAATTCTACTTTACTATGATACTCAGACAAATTGTTAGCCCCAACATAACTGAAAGAGCTACGAATTCCATCTTCAATATCTGAGAGTAATCTATAGACTTTCCCTTTATACGGTATAACCTTATGATTCCCTTCAACATTTTTGTCATTACCTTTTGAGTCCCTTGAGGCGGAACCCCTATATTTTTTAAATAACTTTTCGTTAGGCCATTGACCTACCTTTTCTATATCTCCTGGACTTTCTTTAGTACCTGATAACAGGCTTCCCAACATTACGGAATCCGCTCCGCAACCCAATCCTTTACATACATCACCGATATTCCGAATACCGCCATCAGCAATACAAGGAACATCAAAATCATCACAAATGGTAACGACATCAAGAAGAGTAGAAACTTGAGGAAGTCCAACACCTGTCCTGATTCTCGTCTCACATAGTGAGCCATTACCGATTCCGACTCGAATTCCATCGGCTCCACTTTGTAAAAGGAACTCGGCCCCCTCTCTTGTCGCAATGTTTCCTGCAACGACTTCAACTCTCGATATGTTTTTCTTGATTTCTTCAAGAGCATCTCCTACTAACTTGTGATGTCCGTGTGCTACATCAATAAGTAGTACATTACATCCATTCTTTACTAATTCTTTAGCTCTCTCTAAGTAGTCTCCTGTTGTTCCTATGGCCGCACATAAAGGTCTATGTCTCCAATATCTATCATCTTCTGCCATACTATCTGTAAACATTCCATAATCTTCTCTTAAATCTTTAAAATCCGATTCGTTTGGGGTTCTACCACGCAGTCTTTTGTACCACTCATCATAATCATTATCAGCACTTCTTTCTTTACCATCACCTATATTAAAATACTTATCCCATTCATAATGTACCTCTTTCATCATCTTGGATTGTTCCTCAATAGTATTAAATCTATGTAGAACACCAACACCACCTCTATCCATCATTTCAATTACCATATCCACTTCAGTTACGGTGTCCATTGGTGAGGATACTATTGGTAGGCGTAATTCTGTATTCTTGGTAAATCGTGTAGAAAGTTCTACATCATCACGAGATAAAACTTCTGAAAATTTAGGAACGATATTTACATCGTCATATGTTAAATAAGTTTTCAAGCTAATCCTAACTTTTGGTGTTTAGTAACTTCTTCGTAATACATACCTTCTGCCAATTTTACCACCTCAGAAAATTGGTCACCAGTCAGTATTTCCTCACGACCCTCTAAACTCTGTATATTGAAATGTTCTAATATTAAGTCTACTATCAAACTATCTATCGGAGACTTCATCTCTGGCTTTTCTTCTATTCCCAATGTCATTAATGGTTTTTTCATTTTTTTTCTTTCCTTTTCCAAAAATCTTTTCCCAATTTTCAGCATACTTGTTAATATCTGATACTCTATTCTTATCACCTTTGCCGGCATTTGAGTACTTTGGTTTTGGTTTATTTTTAGTCATCTACTACTCTTAAATATTACTGAAGAACTTTATCCGTTAGATTTATTTGCATATTATTTTTTCAAACAACACTTCTTATATTTTTTTCCACTACCACATGGACATGGGTCATTACGACCAATCTTCTTTTCTGAAATAATAGGTTTAGATTTATTTTCTCTATCGTGAATCGTGATACCATTTAAATGGTCAATCTCATGTTGAACACATATTGCCTCCAACAATCTTTTTTCTTGGTCTTCTTTTTTATTATCTTGTTCCCAACTACCTTTAGCCTCTTGTGTAGATTCTACACCACTAAAGTACCAACCACTTTCTGATTGGGCCGTCTGTATAATTACATCTCTGTATCTTGTTGTTGAAGTACCTTTTTTTGGATAACTTAAACAACCTTCGAAGTAATCTATTGGGAATTCTTTGTGGATGATTTTTGGGTTAATGAGAACCAAAGGTTCAATAACATTGACAATGGCCACTTGTGCATCAATTCCCACTTGATTCGCTGCCAACCCAATGCCGTCCCCTCTTTTGTTAAGTATCTGAAATAGTTCTGTGGCAATAATGTTTCCTTCTTCAACTGATACCTCTCTTAGTTTTTTATTAATTAAAGGATTATCGTGTTTTAAACAATCAATTACTTTACGCAAATTATTTCCTTAGTAAATTCTTCATATACATTCGACTATAAAATTCATATATCTGATTACACATCTGCAGTTCTTTTTTTGTTAGAGTCCTACCATCAGATAACAACCTATCTAACTTTGTAACAAACTTCAAATCATCCTTCCACTCAGATACAAACATATTATTTTCTTTTCGTGGTGGTATGACATAATCAGTACCAGGATTACCAGGATTAGTTGGATATTTGTTTTCCTCTGCCCATACAATCAAAGTATGGTTTAGATGTTTTATCTTCTTATGAATTCCGTTCAATCTTCTTTCTTTACCCAAACACCTCTAAGGTATTCTTTCAACAATCCGTTTTCGGCTTTCCTACGAATCTTAAAGTCTTCAAAGGATTCATTTTCAAGTCTTTTAGGACCTTGTAGTCCAGTAGAAATTTGATATCTTTCTTCAAGGTATCTTTCTTTAGTGAGATATTTTTGTCTTGGTTTACCTTCACCAGGCTTGGTTATTGGTTTCATTGGATGTGTGCTCATTTTAACTCCTTAAAATTTTGGGTTATTATTATTTTCTGAAACATGATATGCTATGTATAGTAAAATACATACGACTAAAAATTCAAACATCTTTATTCTTCTTTTGTATTCGTTTGGATTCCTTCTCTATAAGATAACCCATTACTAAAACACCTACAAACAAAATTAAAATCATTTCCATTATTTGTCACCTACCTTTTCTAAAGTATCTGGTTTCATCCAAGAAGTCGCTCCAACTTTCTTTATGTATAGTTGTGCGTCTTCGTCATCTTGTGCTAAAAACTTTACAGGTACGGCATCTTTACCTACACCCTCAAGGTATGTGTATTCACCATAACCTTTCCATTGACCTTTAACTTTCTTTGTCATTGTAATTCTCCTTTACTGATATCCAAAGTTCATTGATTGTTTTTGTATCCCCACCTTGTTTGATAAGGGCATCTTTTCTTTTCATTATTGTTAATGGAACATCAGCGAGTGATGGTGGTCTTCCCCACTCATCAACCATTATCTGTTGTTCTAACCATTCTTTCTTCGTCATTACTCTTCTCCGAATTGATGGTTAAGAAAATCCTTCTGTTTCTTCATAGCTTTCTTTAGTTCGGCTTTCTTTTCAGCGTCCCTAGCTAATAGAATCTCTTCTTGAGTTCTCCGTTTGGTTTTCTTCTTCTTAGGTGGTACTACCTTAGTAGGTTTTAATGTACCTTTTAATTTAGGTTGTTCCTTACCTAAGTGATAAACTGTTCCATCTTTATCTACAAACTCTTTCATCCAATGCCAACCAGCTGGTCTACCAGTAGGTTTGTAAGATGGTTTCTCCGTTTCAGGAAATTTCTTGTGAAGTAATCCTGTCAAGGCTCTACTACCAATAACAGACTTACAATCTGTACTGACATTCTTTACAGGTTCACCAGTGATTTTACAATCCATGTATGCTATTCCACCTATGAAATAACCACCATTTTTTTCAAATGTACTTTTACTCATTTAGTTCTCCTCATTGTTAAAATTTATGTAAGGTATTTTTCTATCAAATAAAATTTCATATTCTAAATCCAACCAATCGTCATCTTTAGATTCTCTCAATACTTCTAATCTATTTGTAATTGAAGTTACAATCTTATCAGCTTGTGGTGTGAAATCATATCTACTATATTCACTCGACCACACAGGAAAGTTCTTTGGAACTTTCGTTACCTTAACGACTACCCTACCTTCAGAGTAATATTCTTTATAAGTAGTCACGGAAACTTTGAAACCCATCTTATTCATTATGGGTGATATCTCACTTCTATACTTAGTAGCGAATGCTTTTGCCGTTTCAAAATACATTATTTATTCCTTTCAGTTAGTTTTTTAAATCTCTCATTTTGTACTTGTACAATGTGTTTACACTTAGAGGTGTTAAACCTTCTACGATAAGTAAATGCTGGACAACTACAACTCCACTCTAATCTACTTCTATCAAAAGTGATGTTATAGGGTTTACCATCAACCTTATGAACCTCTCTGTCATAATCATCAATGATAACTCCATCGAACTTATCTATTATGTAATTTACTAATTGTTTATTTGTCATAGTAGAACTTACGAATAATTTTTATAAAAGTCAAGGCTTTTTTAATTTAAAATTATTTTTATTGAATCGGTTTCCCAAGTAGTATACCAACCACCCCAACTAAACCATATTGTCATTGTGTCTCCGACCATAGATTGTACAGGTGCTATCATTGTATTTACTTCACCATCTGAATTACTATAACTTGCTGGATTTACGGTAGGTACTTGTTGTCCTTCGAAACCAACGACATAAGATGTGTCATAACTTACCCATTCTAAATCATCGGTCAAACCTTGTCTAACCCAATAACCTAATGTGTCTCCAAGAGTCCACTCATGAGATGATGACCATTCAACCCTACAATTTACTACGGGATTACTTGATGCTGAATCTGATATGAAACCACTTAATCTATGTAAGGTTTGCCAATTAGTCATGTCAATATCTAAATGATAAAAACCATTTACATCCACATCCAATCTTGGATTTGAATCAAAATAAAACCTTTGATGTATTTCTTCTGATTGTGGATTCTCAACTTCGTCAATGGGTGCTAACATGAAATCCGAATCACTACATCCGATTAAAAATAAAAATAATATTGGAATAAACCTAAACATAATTCTCTCCTATTGTTTCTTGTAAATTACCATACATTAAAAGTGCGTCAAGAAGTTGTTCATCATTATCTGTCCATTCATCATTGGTTTTATCTTCCCAATAAATAATACCACTATCGTGGTCATAGATTTGATGAACCATTACATCACCATCGTCCTCATACCATACAACAGACAAGGTAAATATCTGACTATACTCATCTTCAGGTATAAAACCTAATTCATCCATCATATCAATTAATGGAACATTTAATATCTTATGCTTTCCATCAACATAGACATCCTTACCGAGTAAGTATTGTTTTCCATATAGTGTTTCTTGATAATTCATTTTTAACTCCCTTTAATTTCTATTAGAATATAGGGCTAAAAACCAATACGAGTCAAGTACTTTTTTTACTTTTTTTTATTTTTTTTAAACTGAGAAAGATGTTCCACATCCACAAGTTCTATTTGCCTGAGGATTTGTGAATTTAAAACCACCATTTAAAAGGTCATCACTATAATCTATCTGAGTACCAATTAAATAAACAAAACTACTAAATGGTATGATTAATTCTAATTCACCTTCTTTTATAACCTTATCTCTTTCGTTAAGTTCCCTATCAAACTTAATCATCTTGTAATTCATTCCACTACAACCACCACCTTCAACACTAAACTCAACTTGTTTATAACCTACTTGTAATAATCTGTTTATGGCTGAATCGGTAATTTCTATGTCTCTTGTTTCAGGTGGAACAAAATCTTTTTGTTCTAATAACTCACGGGCGTCCATTTTATTTCCTTTACCAACTTTTCTTATTTCTACTTACTCTATACACCCACTTCATTTCTTCATTAACTAATCTGTATATGGGTTTTATATCTTCCCAAATAAAGTGTTTAGAACAATATCGAGTAAGTGATTTTTTATGTGTAGGAAAAACCTTCCATTGAATATTCTCTTTGTATTTATGTATTCTAAGACGAGTATCTATTAACGGATAATGTGTTTCTGTTTTACCAATTTGATTGGTAGGAGCACAACTACACAATAAAACTAATAAACTAATTCCTACGAGTAATCTCATTTCCTTTTCCTCAATCCTAATAATTTTAAATTATGACTTATGAATCCACCAATTTCAGGTTTACCAACCTTACTCCTATATATGTTTTCAAATCTTGTCCAAGGACAATCCAATACTCTACTTAATGCCAAAT